GGCATCTATATCAAATACGTTTGCCCCACCTAAATTTGTATTGGCGTAAAATGTTCCCGCACGGTTGTAATTAGTAACAGCAGGGCCAAGCGTCCCACTCGCTGGGTTTAATAAAATATATTTACCAAGAGTCGTGTCATATTGTAAAAGCATAGTCTGGCTAGATCCTGGGATATCTTCCAGTGCCAATACTGTATTATTCCCCTTAACAATATTTTTTGCCCCCGTTCCATTTGCATTAAACGTTGGTGCAGTGCTTGTAATTGCCCCTACAGGCTTAACCATTAAAATAATAAAGTTAGATAATGTAATTGCTGGAACGAACGTCCCTATCATTGCATTTATCGTTCCGGTTGCGGCAATTCCTCCTTTAGCCATCACCGACCCATCACTAATATCTGCTAACAGTGCCGTTTTAATATTCCGAATATGTGGGGCCATACTGGCTACAGTATCGGCATTACTAACTGGATTAGCCGCAACTAAATCTTTTATGTTGGTTACTGTTTCTAATCCCATGACTTAATTCCCATTACTTGATTCCCATGACTTAATTCCCATTACTTGATTCCCATTACTTGATTCCCATTACTTAAGTTCCATTATTCTGGTCGTGTCCTTGGTTTGGCAAAAAGCTTAGTACCCGAATATCGGCCTATTCGATCTCGGGTATTAATGTCTTTCATTAAGCCATTGTATAGAGCAGCCCACGTTTGAATTTTCCTATCATCACCCACAAAGGGCGCTGCCGATATAAGCGCCGAATAAATGTAAAGCCCTGGAAATTTAGTCAGTACCGTATTTGTGTCGGCATCTAAAACAAAATCCGTGTGCTCATACCAATACGTAATCTCGGCAGTATAGGTCGTATCAGGGATTGGCTTAACCTGGAATTCCTTCCCGTGAATCGAATACTCTCTGGGTTGTCCCGTTGTTGCGTTGGGTTGAAACCGATCCATCTGTTCAGGGCTTACATAGTCCAAATGTTGAATAGGATCTGTATTGAGCTGAAAGTTACGCATTTCAATGAAATCCGCAGGGGCATCAAAGTACTCTGTCGTAATCGTCGCCGTTATCCGTTTCTCATTCTCACGCGTTCGCAATTCCTGATTAATCCGAGACTCACCCAGCGTAATAAATTCAGGTATCCGAGACGTTAAATCAGACCGATCAAGCCAATTCGCTACGGCAGTTTTAAGCTCACCGTAGGTTGTTATCGCCACTAGTCATTCTCTTCTTCTTCAACGGGGACTGGACCCGGCTTCGACTCTATTTTCTCCATCGCTTTTTTTGAAAATTCCTTTTCGTTCTTAATGTAAAACTCATCACCTGGGCGGCGACGTTGCGTACCATAGAAAACCATTTCACCTGGCTTAACCCTAACTTTTATACTCATGTTCAATTCCTTTTAAAATAAGGCGGAACCCACGTTAGATCCCGCCGAATGATATTACTGAATAATATTACTGAATAGCATATCCATCTGGGTAACTGATGTTTGCATCGATCATGCTCATCAGTGTCAGAAAAGCTGTCATCGTAATCGTTGGCGTTGTACCGGCTACAACATAACGAATTCCAATGAATGCTTCGCTCTCAGATAAAGCCGTAGGCGGAACCGGAATAACAAACCGAAACCCTGGAACCAATAAATTAGCATCCTGAGCTGGTGCTGTCGGTGTACCCGATTCAAAAATACGACGGCCTATAATTTGCCGCGCAGTCGATTGCGCTGCGTTTGAGGCATACTCGAGATCAAAGGTGTAATCTTCATCACCCGTGGTCTGATCCGCTGCAACATCAACCGAAAAAACGACACCCAATGGCTCACCGTTACCAATAGATCGATCCTGTGATAGATCGATAACGTTAGTGCCAACCGCCGTTGTAGTCACTGCCTGTGCTTCCGAAAATTGTGCCTGTGCATCTATATACATATCTGTCTCCTTACGCCACTAGCGCTTCAGTTTCAATAAGTGAATCCACTGTGCGAACAGGGATACCCAAGAACTTAAGCTCCGACATTTTCCGACCCAATTGGTCTAAACCATCTTCAATAATACTCAGCACACTAACCGCTTTTTCCATTGCCAAGACTTTCAGATTAGATTTGACCGTTCGGTTGGCATAAAATACCGGCTTAATTCCCATCATCGACGGTAAGCGATCCGTTGCACGACTCATCAGCTTAGGCAGGAAAGTTGCCGCCGTTACAGCTTGAGTATTGGCAATAGCGATCATGTCAGACAAGTCAATATTCGGAATTCGCACCGCATAGCGCCAATCTTTAACCACTAACCCGTTTTTCCACTTCCAGTGATCCTGATAAGCTCGCATCCGATTACCACCAACGCCAGCAGTCGTTTCAATTGTTTGCAAGCCCAGGTCGTCATGGGTAATCCCTGCTTTAGATCCCTGTGGGAATACGCCATGGACGCTATTTTGTCCCCAGCCAATCAGCCACATAGAGCTGTTATCAGCCCCACTGCCACCACCTAACAGGATGTTTTGCCCATTAGAATCTGTAGTCGCTGTGTAACGATTAGAAAATCCCACAAACTCCTCTGGAGAAGTCGCAGCACCATAAAATAGCGTCGATGCCATTTCCTGATTCATGGCTTCCAAAAATGCCATGGCTTCATTCAACCGAAATGAGGATAAGCTTCCATTCAATGTAGCCACATCTTCATCAACCTCAGACCACGCCTCTAGAATACCCACATTCTCAGTGACCTGGGCAGTCGTCGATTTGCTCGGAGTTGTACCCTGGTTTAGCAAACGCCAAAAAACAGCAGGCAATCCAGTTCGGATCGTTGTCTGCTCACCCGTAGGTAAGTTCCCTTCCTTAAATAACATGTCTTGCAGTATTTCATTTGATTGCGACAGTAATTCAATGGTTGCCGAAATCTTACCTTTAGGATCAAGACGCTTGCCCCAATCCATCATCGTTAAAACATTTGTGCTTAATGTTGCCATGAGTTCACCTCGTTACGTTCCATAAAATATTTGCTCATACGTTTTGGGAGCTTCTTTTTTACCAACGGACGTACCAGACTTTGCAAATTTTGGTGATTTACGAACAGCCTTTGTAACACTCACTTTTTCAGACAATAGCTCATCATATTTCATCGATTTATGAAGTAACTCCACCAACCGATGATCCACTAATGTATTAAGATGATTCTGCTGAAAACCCTTAGAAATAGCGTAATCATTAATTTCTGAAAACTCCTTATTCGCCATTTCTTGATTATCCCAACCAGGAATAACTTCCATAAGTTTCTCCGCCATTTCAGAGCGGCTTTTAGAAAGATCTGGTTGATTGTTTTCACGGGCTTGAACAAGCTGTGCATAACGTGACTGTAATAGTCCCGCTTTTTCTGACTGTTTCGCTTTTTTTGCCGCAAAGAGTGCCGGATCATCTTCATACAACTGATCCCAATCCTCTGAAGCCTCTTCACCTTGTAAATCTTGATACGACAACGCAAGCATGTCCTCTGCCGCTTGTATCTTGGCATTAACATTCTCACGATCATTGGCCTGTTGTGCTTGTAATGATTTCTTAAGCGCAACAACTTCCTTGTTTTCGTTTTTGAGGTGACTACTTTTTTGGTAGTTATCAAATACTACCTTCAACGGTACGACTTCAACGCCCTTATCAACTTTGGCGCGATACAACACATCGCCTTGGTCGTCCAACTCAAAACGGTCTGTTTCCAGTCCCGTATAAGTTGCTAGGTCATCGAGGGTGATCGTCTCGGTAGATTCTTCAGCATCATCCAAGTTTTCACCAGCCACTTCCTCAGCCGGTTTTTCCTCTGGTGGATCTACTTCTATGATCTGCTGATCTATCGGGGCTACCGGTATATCAGCGCTAGGCTGGATACTGGCATCCTGTGAGCTAGGTAGTGTTTCACTAGCCTCCGGGGTAGGTGTCTCCATTGTTTCCTCCATCTGTGATCAATCGCAGTACTACGATTAATCTGGGAACCCTTACGGGCTGTTTGCTGTCATCTTTAAGGCCGCCATGGCCCGACAGTAAAAATTATCTTTCTATTAGATGTTCACATTATAGACTATCGCTTACCCCACTCTATTTTAGGGTCTAGTTTTCGCTCTTCTTTCTCTCTCGCTAATTGTATTTCCGCTTTCGCATTATCTATAATTCGATGAATGTTACGTTCCAGCATACCCAACTGCTGTTTACTCACTATTAACATTTGACACTTCTTCGCATCAGTCGGATCACAATTTAATTGCTGTGATTCAATATGTGACCACAACTTTTCCATTACCTGAATAAAAACAGGATTTCTCAGCAAAGCATTCGCATTGACTAGTCTATCCATCATCTAACCCCGCACCAATTCCTGGGCGGCCTAAATCAATCTTCAACCCTTCAATCATCGCCTTTATTTCTAATTTAGCCGACTCAACCACTTCTTTGCTCGCTAGGTTGTTCTGTAGTAAATTCTCTTTACTCATCAATTCCAATTTCTTCATACGTTCTTCATGTTCGCGTTCTTTCTCACCTTCCTGGAATTTCGTTTGCCACTTAAACTGTTCTAGTTTGGCCTCAAATTCCAATTTCGATCTATCTTGCTGGAGCTGTACCTCTGCTTTCATCTTCGTGACTTGCGCTAAACCCTGGGCCTTAACTTGTTCCGCTTCTGCTAAGGGGTTTTTCTGACTCTGTGCCGCTTGTTGTTGCTGTTTGAGTATCTGCGCATACTCTGGGCTGGGTTTACCTTTTTCGTCAAGTGTAGGATCTACCGCATACTTGTCAGGGTTTAATTCACCTAATGTTTTTGCAAAGTCTTTATACATCTTGAAAGATTTCTCAGGCGTGACTAATCCCTTGGCTTCTAATCCCTGCTGTAATGAGGCAAGTAACGAAAGATTTCTCCGCGTATCATCTTGTGTTCCCGTTCCTAAACCTACTTTTACAGTCATGTCCGTGCGTTCGCGCCACTCAGACGGGTTAATCTCTGTATATCCTCCCGTTAACTTAATATTGCGGCGCTTATTAGGATTCTTAATAACTAACTCATGAACACGTAAAGCCAGTTCTTTAATTCCAGTTTCAGCAATCATTCGTTCCCGCATACGAACAATTTGACTCGCTTGCTTCAAACCTTCTTTAAAGACTTCATTGTTAGCATTTTTTAATACGTTGGGATCTTGGCTAGTTGTCGTCTCATTTATTCCCGTACGACTCCCTACCATTGAATCAACCATATCGATTGCCGGTAAAATCTTGTCTGCAATAGATTGAATAGGTATTTGCATATACGAGTCACCTACCGGTTGGTCATCTTTAGTCTGATAAAATCCACCTGGAACACTGTCCAATAAATCTGCTCGCTCCATTCTGGTATTAACAACGGCCTGGACGTGTGTAGTACGGTAAATATTATCTAACAATTGACGTTCCAGCGTAGTCTTAATTCTCTGCAATTCTTTTATGTCATCATCGATTGAAATCCCTTCGTGTCGATGGGGCATTCGCTTCGAAGTAAAACCCGTCATCGGTACGGTATCAATTATTTGATTCCATTCTTTGCCGGGAGGTATTTGTCCTCCCGCAATGACTATTCGGCGTAATTCTGCCTTACCGTCTTCGTTCCAGTCTAATTTCACATACGCTTCTGAGTAATCGACAATATCCATAGATGGGTCTGTAACATCATCTAGATTACTATCAGTCTGTTGACTGTCCGACTGTCTTGCATCAGCTACGTTATTTATTGAACTTGATTGGTGATTATCTTCTCCACCAATTTTATTCAATCCCATCACGAATTTTTTAGACATACCCATTTCGAGTAAATCCGTGCGCGTCATATTAGATGGTACGTGTTCGGTGAATGGGGAAGTTTGGAGGCTTCCTTTACACCTTCGTGAAACTCTAATCTCTTCGACCGGTACAGCAATTACGACAATTCGATTTACCTTTTTTGTAATCTTCATCGTAACGTCAAAGATAGGAATCTTAACAACAACCGGACCTTGTGGACCCTGTAACGTCTTTTCTTCTGTACGTTCCTCGTGGTCCACATCTTCAATTTCTGTAGCGCCGTCTTCTTTCAATTCTTGTTTTACTTTAGCGAGCTGTATCTCTGTTAGATCCTTGTAACTACGCTCTGTAATTACTTCTGACTCATCAAAATAATGTTTAAAATAACCATTTTTTAATAAAATTGCATCGAAGATAGCGTCATGGATTACGATCACACCATCATTATCTTTCATGATGACATGATTTACATACGCGCTTTCTTGTTCAGCTCCTGCCTCGTCTTCTTTTCCCTGTGGATTAAAAACAACAATTTCGCTTGATGCCACAAACGTTTCTATTAGTGCGGGCATAATCCAGTCTACAGTCTCGGCAATGTCTTTCGACACGACTTTTGAGCTGTGCGTTTCTTCATCGCCGTAGGGCCTACCGTGATATCGATCTAATCCTGCCTCTCGGTCCCTAGCCAATCTATCACCAGGCACACCAATGGAATCGGCGCGGTATGCTCTTATTATATTTAGTGCGGTCAACTCATCCATTAGTATATATATTTCGTTTTGACGGGAATCGGAGCGTAAACGTTATTATTAATCTTGAAGCCTTGCGCCTGCTGTCGTATTGCATCAGCACCATTGCTAGCCCAGTTGTGGACGTGTTGATCAGTATACATGCTCGTTGACTCGTTCCATTTCCACTTGTAATTGTCTAAATTCTTTATGCCTTTATCACATCGTTCCACATCAAACCAATAATTTGAAAACGCTTGACGCACCATTTGTATGCCTTCGATTAGCGCTGGGATAACCGGAACGCACGTAACTGGTTTAACGCCTCCCTGCTCGAATTGCATCTTACGAGTCATCGCCATGCCTAGCAATTTTACTTGCACGTC